CCATGCGCCCATCCGGGTGATGCCATACGATGCCTTCATATTCCATACGTGCCAATATGCGTTCAATCTCATCGTATGTACGTGGATTGTGGCAAATGTTGCAGTAGTTATGAATGTAGTCGAAAATACTATTCGTCGCATGTCGAATGAGTGCATTATGCCCAGTATTGTGAGGATTACCCTGCACTTCAGGGCCTACAAGCTCATAAGTACCATCGTCAAACCTGCCTTGCCCCCACGCCCATGCCATCTGGTGGTAGTAGTCCTTCATGGTAACAGGAATCCAATAGATATGTTGTCCGCGATCAGTCATATCTCCGCAGTGAATCCAGTCATTTTGCGGAGGATGCTTGCGCACGCGCTCAGTTTTACTTACAAGTTTTGAGTTATCATAACGCTTATAGAGCTTTCCATTGATCACCGCGCACGCAGACCCATCCAATTTCGCAGTAGGAACACCCTCGCCGTCGATAACCCACTGGCATAGAGGATTAACCTCGCGCGTGAGGATATGGTCGTCTGTAGATAGGAATAAAGAAGGAATCTTTTTCATTAAATTTCCTCATAATAAGCAATGCGTTTGCGTGAGATCATGAAACACGCAACGCAGCGGAATTTGATATCTATTATTTGTATATTGGAGTATTCAGCTTCACACGCGAACTTCCGGAGAGTCTGATCTTCAAGAGCATTCTCAAGATTTCTTACGATTTCCATCATCCACCCATCGCGCAAGTAGAAAAAACACTTCGTCTCCATCGTACCTCTAGAAGAAAGTTGCTGGATACATTTCGCGAAGCTCTTGCATGATGTTGCTCTCTCGCTTCTCGCGCCACGCATACACCCATTTCATGCCTTTCCAGCCCTGTGTTGGATCAAAACTAGCGAGCCCTATAAAGATGTCCTTTGCGCAGTAATTGCGCCCTATGGCCTCCAATTCGATGTTTACAGAGGGGATGGCATCGTGCACTAAAACCCAGCCATCTTCCTTCTTGTTCTTAAAGTCTTTGTATGAATTTTGCGTGTCGTACATGTATACCTCGTTGTTTTTCGCCAAGGTATCTATATAGATATTTTTTGGAAAGAAGAATTTTCTATGGAGCCGGGAGGGTGAAACGCATGAACTTAGTGTTCTTCCATGGGTTGTACGGTATGCTCTTGAGTGAAAACATCCGGACTATAATGTGCTTACGCTGCACGCGGGGAATGCGCTTGGCTCTCTTGCGCTTAGGAAGAAGATGACGAAAATCAACAACCCATGAGTCTTTGAGCCAAGATGGAATGCGGTCATCGGTGATAAGTTCTTTATACACAAACTTAAACATCACTCACCTCTAAGTTTCGCAAGCGCGATACGATGAGAGTTCACTTCATCACACACATGATTCATCATACGCCTGACTATGGAATTGTACTCCATGCGCTCAATGCCAAAGTACGCATTTGCCTTACACAAGTCCTCAAGGTAGCCAAGCACAGCCTTCCCGGCATCTATGCGCTTTAGATAGTATTCTTCAGTCGCCATTTCCATCTTCCATTCACCCTTTTTTTAGTGCGCACGCGCGGTGCCTTCTTCTTTAGTTGCCTCATAACCCGGTACGCTCGTCCCCATAGTAGGAACTTGATGCCTAGAGTTTCTATTTGCCTCATAGGATCATATCCACCATCGTATGGACGGTAGATGTACTCCTCGTATCTGCGCTCGCCATCGAGAGATTCTGCCCAGCAGGTTAGTATAGTCTTAGCATAATTTAATTGCTCTAGAGACTTCATCGTATCAAATAGCGGTGTAAACTCGATCCACTTACCTGCCCATACACCGAAGTACGGCTTGCCGTCAATGGTCTTGCGCTCGTGCTTCTGGATCATGGTTATTCGCCCCTAAGAATACATAATCTGTTTCTCAAATCCTTCAACTCAGCTCTTATAGTTTCAATAAATCCATTGTCACTGAGGCTACAACTCCATCCCATAAAATCCCCATATTGCTCCGATGTACTGAGCACGTAACCATGCATACTCTTCAGTAACTCTATCGCTCTTATCAACTCATCCTTAGATAATCTATCCATGTGCACCTCCGCGTACGCACACAAAATATATGGTAGAAATTTTTTCGCGAAGCACTATCTCGCGGGGCACATAATATTATGGTAAAAGTTTTTTTCGAATTTGCATTTGAATGTGACCGAGGGATTGATATATGTATTTCGATGTAACCGGTACCGACTAAGGATCAACTTCAAACTTTAATTTGCTTTCCTTTGGTGGTCGGCCCTAGGGGTGTCAAGTGCAACGTTGCACTACGAACTCGTAGTACAACGTAGGATGTAGGCTTGTGGATGGTGTGTGAGTACAGTGGGGTGTGAGTACTATGACTCTGCGGGGTTGGCTGTCCTGTTGAGGACGAAGTCGAATGCTGCTTTGGCTATGTCTTGCGTAGCATTAGGGTTCATGTCTTGCTCGTAACCGCGTGCGCGTGCGCGTGTCTTTAATAGAAATATTTTCAACGCCGTATCTTTTTCGTGTATTGCTTGATACTCACATGCATTTTCGAGTTGATCGACCCATGCTTCACGGGCCTGATCACGAGCTTCTTTAACCAATGGATCAGATTCGACGGCTCTATGTATGGTTAATCTAGTACATCCTATAGCCTCTGCAGCGCGCGAGATGTTACCATCATGTTTTTTCAATGCTTTGATCATATCTTCGCGGTTGACAGGATGTGCGCCGGGGCTGGGATCACGCGCCTTTTCACCGCGCTTATCTTTACCTTTTGGAAACCCGACCATAATACTTACTTTAAACTTTAATATTTACGTTTATATACACTTGTTAGCAACACCGTCAAACGCCCGGCAGGCTAAAGGCTCCAGTCGTCGCCTATGAGTCAAGCTTGATTATACTCGATCGTATTAAATACCCTTATTTTAGTCAAATATCACAAAACTACTCACTTAAACCCCTGATTATCAACCGCATACAATTAAAATAATCTTTAGTGTTGCACTTAATCTGTTGCGTATGCTATAGTATTGGATTAATCAAACAGTCTCGCTTAATCATTAGTGATAAGCTCGTAGCGTTGGATTAACACAAACCCTAAACAAACAAACAACAAAGAGAATGAGTATGAAATCACTTGCAGATTTAAAAAGAGCAATGCAACTAGGTACTAAATGGGATTGTTTCCACAACTATTATCACAAAAACATGGGTGTTCGCGAAATATCTATTGTGCAAAAGAATGGAGTTGCATTTAAAACAACCCGAGAGGACGGTACAACGTGTAATTCATGGTTTTATTTTCCAAAGGCAAGGGAATTAGAGTTTGTCGGCGATGATAAGGTGTTAATTATAGAAAATGGAGTGATATTCATGACATACGAAAAGATAGGTAACAATGAATAGAGAACAGATATTAGAATTCTTCCGCGATGATGATTCACTCAATACTTTAAATGAGTACGACCGTAGGGAGATTGCATTAGCATGTTTCTCTTTTAGTGATAAATTAACACGATTAGTTGAATTAGGATGGGATATTTTAGAGGAGGACGATTAACATGAAACTAACAGACAAGCAAATAAAGAATAGAGCTACACGCGAAGAGAATACACGTGTTTTTGATCACATGATGTTACCCCCAAGGGATATTATCGCTGAGTGTAGCGACGGTACATGGATAAAGCGAGCGTGGAGCTTCTTAAATAGCTTCGGTTGGGATAAATGGACTAAAGTTTAAGCCTTCTCTTAGCTCTCAATCATTTGAGGGCTAAGGGATCACCTTAAACCAACAACAAAGAGAAATACAATGAATAAAATACAAACACTTGCTCAATATTTAGATTGCGAAATAGATGAAATACACGAACAAAATGAGTGTACCTATACTTTTCACAGCGAGGAATACATAGTTTACACTGACGATGAAGCTGATAGCGCGTGCAGGGAATACATACAACAATCCCTTTGGTCATTCAGGCCTGAATTTATCGCTCATTACACTAAGGCCAGTGAATTTAATTGCTATGATGGACTTGTTGAGTCTATCCGTTGCGTACAAGAGAAAATGTGTGAAAGCTGCAATGGTATGATTGCTGCAATGATCGACGATATAGACGATTTTATAAACGATGCTATAAGCGCGGATGGGCGTGGACATTTCTTGTCCTCTTATGACGGTCATGAGAATGAAGAAGGCGATTATTACATTTACAGGAGGTAATTAATGGAAAACAATAATTGGATTCAGCACATGGAATTTGCGGTGTTAATGTTAACACTCATAGGCACAATGTACATGATAGACGGCAAGATAGAGCGTCAAGGCGCGCGCACTGATAAGTTATATAAAATGTTCATTGAAATAGTGAAGGGGAAATAATGGTTAGACTAAGAAACTATCGTGACGGCGAAACGTTCGCTGCAAAATTCCCAAACGCGAGTGATGATGATTACTTTTACATTACCTTGCAACCATATACGGATTATGACTCATGGAGTCCCGAAGCATTAGCAGGTGAAGAATATAGCTTGTTGATTGAAGTTGAAGGTATGATATTTGCCGTTCAGAATATAGATTTTGAATAAAACACCCCCTCTTACGAGGGGGCATAACCCTTTTTGACACAAAACAAAAGAATGTTAGATGAATAACAACTTTGAAATGACTATACAAAACAAGATACAATATGTCAAATATATGTTGTCGATACGCGAATCGTTTAGCGTGATAGCAAGGGGATTCGAGCGGTCGGAATATAATGAGCAATTGAACGAACTACGAAAAATGTTAAAGGAGTTAGAGGAAGAAAATGGAAAAAACCAAAGTTGAGATAATGGAAGAAATGCAAAGAGACCACATGAAAATGGTTGAGAAATACAAAGACAGAATCAATGCGACTACTTTTTCATTTTGGATGAGCTGTCTCACAATTGAAACTATGTATAACCTCATGGTTGAGCCCACTACTGATAAAATATTGCACAACTTAGAATTAGCCGTCGAAACGGTTTGTGAACAACTGGAGGCACAAAATGATGAATGAAACATTGAAAGGAGCACTTCTTCAAAACTGGGAGCACGCGCACGAACTAAACACATTCGTTGAGGCTCGGGTTTATGACCCGGCTTCCATTTGCGAGTGGTATCTCATTGCGATGAATCCGGATAACAACGATGAGATTGCAGCGATAGTATGCAAAGACACAATAGAATTAGAAATGATCAACATTAACGACCTTCTGACGACACTAAATAGTGAAGGCTTACCCTTGGTATGGGACGAACACTTTAGACGCGACAAGGGCCTAAAGATTTGGTCTAGGCTAAAGAAACAAAGGAACGGAACGTATGGATTATAAAGAGTGGAGCATTGAGCACGCGATCATCTACTTAACGTATGCAAAGGCTGTCATTAAGCCGTTGAATGAACATATCCACAAGTTTTGCAGTAAGGGCATATTCGACGAAGCGGAGCAAGCGCTTATCGATAGCTTACTAATCGGCATGACACGCCTTGACGGCGAGTTTATACAAGCAATCGAACACTGTTTACAGAGAACAGACAAATCCGACCACATCTTGTTAGCAATCAATCAAGTCTTAAAAGACAAAGGCATAGAAAATGACAATTCTAAAGAGTAACGATTATGACAGATTCCAATTATTGGATTGGAATAGGCCCATCCAACACGATCATGTGCTTGCTTTAAGAACGAACATGGAACAAGACGGATATGATAAAGCATATCCCATAAAAGTTTCAAGATCTCTTGAGATTATCGAGGGGCAACACAGATTTTTAGCTGCTAAAGAGGCTGGCGTCGAAGTGCACTATGTCATCACAGACGAAGAAGTGGGGCAGTCTATCTTAAAGCATCAAACATTAACTAAGTTTTGGCGCAAGGATGATTTTCTACATCACTGGAAGCAACGCGGAAACCCGCATTATCTTTCACTTCATCAGCTCATTACACGGTACAATCTTTCAATCGATAATGCTATCGGAGCATGTTTGAAAGGAGGGCGCAGAGAATGCAGTGCTAAAGCATTCATGGATGGCAAGTTTGAGATGCACTATTCATTGCAAGATTGCGAGGAAATCATACTCAAAGCAAAAACCATAGTTGATCACATAAAAATGTGTAGAGGGAAAAAGAGTAAATTCACGAATGCAGCGCGATTCTGGGAGGCGCTTTATCATTTCTTGCGAATACATAAGATTGATATCGAGGAATTTAACAGGAAGATTGATATGCGCGGAAGTGCTTTCAGCCTTAAATTGAGTAAGACGGAATATGTACAAATGTTTGTAGAGTGCTACAACTATAGCAGAAGAGTAGCTAAAATATGAAATACGTAATTGTAACGCGCATCAGCGATGTTCAGCAGCAGGACGGCACGTCGCCGGAAAGCCAGCTTGAAGACTGCCTTAAGTATATTAAGGGAGCGTCCTATATTCATTTTCATGACATAGGTAAGGGGGGCATCCCCCTTAAAAAGCGCAAAGTGCTACTAGAAGCTATATCTCACTTGGAAAAAGGGGATGTACTACTATGCCCGCGCTCTGACAGATTATCGCGCAATGGTGATACTATTGCGCTTATCAAGCACTTGGTGCAAGAGCGCGGTGGTACTATCGAGTATGCAGACGGCACAAAGATTGCATGCGGGGCTAATGCTAGCGACTGGCTGCAAACAAAGATGTTAGAAGTGCTTGCGGAATATGAAAGGCTAGTGCTCAGCGGACGCATCCGGCGCGCATATAAGCAAAAGCGCGCGAAGGGTGAAGCGATGGGGCGTGTGCCATATGGATACAAGATCATAGAAGGGTTCGTGGTCGAAGATGTTCAGCAGCAAGCTATTTTAGCGAGTATGCACGCACTGCGTGAGCAAGGGAAGTCGTTCCGGGAAATAGCGCAATTGCTAAATAGCCAAGGGCTTTATAATTGCTATAATCGACCGTGGCATTATCCAAACATTCATCGCATCCTAAAAAGGATTGAATCTGAACAAGGAAACCTTCCTGTCCACGCTTAACTTTCTTCTGATCGTATATCCACTCAATGCGCGGGTCGTCATCAGCGCGCCCGCGCTTAAGTCCGGGAATAAGGAAATCAGCCACCGCGTCACGCACCCACTTGAAACTAAATTGTAGGTTATCGCTATCAAGCGTCCGTGTCCCATGACGAGTGAGTTTAACCGTGCAGGGAAGTTGAAAAAGTGCGCCCTTAAGAGCGTTTTCCACACCACATCTCTGCTCTTGGTGCCGGCGTGCAGCTTTGATCCAATGTTCACGGATGTTTCCCTCAGATACAGTTTTTACCGGCACGAACACTTCAATCAAAGTCATAGAGATCGTCCAATGCGAGATCATACTCGCATCTTTCATTAGCTTCTTGAGCAGTCACCACAATCGCAATGTTCTTAGCCCATTTCATCGTAATGGGATCTTCTAAATTTATCACATTGTGCTTGTAGCACTGGTGAAAAAAGTAGACTGATCCCATCAAAACTTGCTCGGTGAAGTCGTAAATGTCATCCGGCGGGATGTTGTTACGCATCCATTCCACATGGAGCTTGTACTTCTCCATGACATCTTTCTTGTTCATTCACGACCTCAAAATATAAATGAAAACCTTCACTATCTTCCTCTTGATAAACTCGGGTAATCTTCCGACCCTTTCTACCAAGTGAATTAGCTTTGCTACAAATGTAATCTAACTCCGCAACTGTTAGTTGATTAACATATGCTATTGCATGTTCCCTAATCATGAGCCTCCTAAAATGGAAATTCTGAGTCATCACGGATCACATCCGGTGGTGTGCAATTTGGGTTCTCGGCTAGGAATTTGTCTACGGCAGTCATGATTTGATCACGGAATCTTTTCTTCGCGCCTTCACTGTCGAACGCAATTAACTCTTTATATTTCTTCTCGCCATCTTTTTCATAAACCTGACTTGGTAGATTAATCCACCGGCGCGCGCCTTCTTCGAAAATCATGACTTCGTGAAGCGTCATATGCCAAGGTTTTATGTACACCGAGCACGTGGCTAATAAAGATTTTTTCATTACAGGATTGATATTTTGAATTTCGATCATGACAACTCCAAATTTTGATTTGATATATTTCCACCATGTCAAAATCAAAATTTAAGTTACACACAAATCGGACAATTTCCTTGAAAAAAGTCAAAACTCATTTAAAGGCGTTTTAAGCTCCTAAAAAACATGGGGGGCTATGTTGATATGTCTTTGTGTAGATAATCGATTATAGGTGCGTTTCTGTAAGTTTAAACGCATGTTTGGTTGAATATCTCGTCACGCCATTTTGATTTAATAACTTTCTGATCAATTTCGAGGCTTTTGGTCATGAGAAAGACCAAATACGCCTGATCGAAGGGTTTTACCCCCTCGATCAGTTCATCAAGTTCGCCTAGAACTCGAAGGCGCGCTTTAATTAAAGAGTTTTTACTTCTTTGATTATCAGTCATTTAAATCCGAAAATAGACTAGATTTATTTTTGTCATTTGCTCTTTTTACCTCGACAGATATCTCATCAAGCTCTTTCAGGCACTCGCTTCGGCCGACTTTGTCGAATTGAAACGTCTTAAGCTCACCCATAATTCGGTTTTTGGCAATATTTACCTCTAGGATTCCCTGGCTTTCGCTCTTGTTGTAGTAATCCGGACGGTGCAGCAAGATGCAGGTGTCCGCATCCTCTTCGATGCTTCCGCTCTCCCGGAAGTCGGCAATCGTGGGGCGCGCTCCAAGTTTTGCACTAGATCGGTTGAGCTGAGCTAGGCACACAATGGGGATATTCATCTTCTTAGCAAGAGTTTGAAGACATTTCGAGATCTCGTTAATGGCCATATGATTGTTTTGGTGCTTACCACAAGCCTTTATTAGTGTTAAATAGTCGATGAATAATATTTCTATCTTGTTAACAATCAGCATCTTCTTAGCATTGTTGCAAAGAGAGATTATACTACTATCACGCATATATTGAAATACTATATTTGACTTTCTAAGTACTTGTGCAGTGTCCTTCAAGAATAAAAACTCTTCGTCAGTAATATCTCCACGGCAAAACTCTGAATAGCTCTTGTGAGCCATGATGCCTATCAGCTTATTGAAAAGCATCTCCACTGTCATCTCTAGAGACATAATGCCTATGCTAATCTTAGGTCCTAAACTCGCCACAAGGTTGAGCATAAACGTGGTTTTACCCATGTGCGAACGCGCTCCTATGTAGGTTAACGTACCTTTCTGAAACCCTCCTATCGTCGAGCATAGCTTATGAAAGCCAAATTCTAGACCTTGATAGAGGGGAAGACCGCGCTTTCTCCGGTCGCGAATCCACTCCATGTTTTGCTCAAAACTTCTCCCATCCCTCACATTGTTAGCTACTTGCTCGCACTTTTTAGGGTCAACTGAATCTTGAGTAGACAAACCCATAATTTGGTTTTGTAGGTCTTCAATAACAAGGTCAAATGGATTGTTGGGTATACAAAGGTTTTCCAACGTATCTTGGAGTATCTTTATAGATTTTCTTGCGTTAGATTTCTCTTTTAATTTCTTTACGTATGAATCATAACTATCTATAGATAAGGTACTTATGTTTATGATGTATTGATCCGAAAGCTCTCCCATCATTTTGTTTATGTTGCAGTAGTTTATCACTTCTCTCGTGGAGAAATTGGGGTTGTAAGCATAGCAACGCTTGATCGCGCAGAAAAGCATTTTGTTCTTAACATCATAATAATCAGATTCATCCGTTTCAGAAGTGATGATGCAAGCAGCTTCATCGCTCCAAAAGCACGAGGCTAAACAGCACTCTTCGGCGTAGATGTCATGGGGCATTGTTAACATTTTCGATCTCCGTTTTGTATTCATAAATTGATTTTATGTTGTTGTAAATAAGGCCTTTAAGCATTTCTGGTTCCTTTTCCTTAAGCGATGCATCATCCACAAAATCCACGATAGCCTGCCTGACGCTAGGTACGTCGAATTGCTTGCAGAGTTGCGTGATGCGACCGGGTGGGAAAGGAAATTCGTTTTCTTGAGCGACGCGGATTGTTTCTTGGATTTTAGCGCGAAGCGTTGGATCCATTTTCCGTTTGGCTGGTTCCGGCAACTTCTTCGATTTCGATGCCGGGATCTTCGACGAAGGAGAAGATATATTCTTAACTTCTTCTTTAGTGGTTTTTTGTTGGTTTTTTGTTGGTTTTTCTGCTGGTTTTTCTGACACGCAATTTATGTCGTAAACATCTGTGTTTATGATAGTTGCAATAGTTCCCTTGTTGGTTTTTCTGAAGGTTGCAATTTGGTAAATGTGTTGGATGCGATGTTGAGCTGCCCTGTATCGATGCCGTGTTAAATGACACGATTCAAAATCACCAATTAAAGCTTCATTTGGCTTTAAATCGTGCTTATTAAATTTTGAATCTTGTCGAAGTGCGCGAAAAGCGATTTGAGTTAAAAGAAGAAAAACATCTAAATCTTTTTCAAAAAGATCTTCGGCTGCGCGTTGTAATTTAATAAATCCTGAAGACATAGCAGATTCCGTTTTATGAAAATTAGGTGGATCTGCTATAGTGAAAGGTATCACTCGTTCACTATGAACACATCCATTAAAACCCGGGTCTACAAACCCGGGTTTTAACTTTTCTATCGGTACTATATTATTTCCTTCAGTAAATTGCAAAGACATATCACCTCACTAGACTGTTAAATTGATAATTATTAAAAACATGACTCTCACTTAGTTATGCGCAAGAGTTATGTAAATTCCTCCATCTAGTGGCAACCATTCCAAAACATTCTCTCTTGCGAGTTCTTTTACCCGCCTGCGGAATGTATTCCAGTCCTCGGACATATCGATATCTATCGCATTTCGCGAAAAGAATATAATTCCATCTTCATTTGCTCTGTTGATGCATTGTAGGTACACCGAAAGTGCTCTAGGACAGTGTCTGGAGATTCTTTCTAAAACTTCTTGCGTGCAGATAGCGGCGATGTTCATATACACCTCATGTGAAATATTTGGAATTGCCACACACTAATTTTAATATTTTTAGTTGTCATCCTAAAACTTACATGTTAGTGTAAATTAAAATTTTTAATAACATTAATCACAAGTCGACTGCATCATGACAGAGCCTTTAGATAGAACGAATTACCTTCGCGTTACGGAAGTGCTCTACCCCTTCAGCGGACTTGCTTGTGTTGATCCAACCGTGCTTCAAAACGCAGCCGATCGCGGAACGCGGGTGCACAAGATATGCGAAGGAATCGCTTCGGGAATGGGAGAACATGGAGTTACGGATGATGTGTGGGGATACGTTGAAAGCTTCAAGCATTGGTGGGGTGAAGGTCGTGCGGTGGTCGAGATGGAAAGACGCTTCTGGGATGATCAACTATGTATTACCGGACAAGTGGACTTCATCCTCAACACTGATAAAGGTCTTGTCATTTGTGACCTCAAAACTTCATCAGCACCTTCTAAGACATGGATTGCGCAGGGATGCGCCTACGCTTACTTGGCTAAGGCATCTGGCTATGACATCCAAGGCATCGAATTCATACACCTTAATAAGCATGGGAAACCTCCAAAAGTCCACTCATACGATTATGACGAGGATTTTTTTTTAGCTATTTTAATGACCTACCTACACTTTTTCGCAAAAGGCTAAAGCATGGACAGAGAAAATACTCCAAAAGCAAACAAAAACTGGCTGCAACAAAACTATGTACCGAGAAAGGATTTTGGTGACCTTGACGAAGAAGAAGCGCTTGAACGCATGCGCAGCGACCGGGAGCGCGAAGTATGGAGCGCAGCCTACAGTGAATTTAATCCGAACCTGAGGAAATAAAATGACAATAGTGAACTATCAATCGCCTACGAGCAATTTAGTGCCTACAGACCATGAAATGATGGTCTTTCAAGTGATGGCCAAACAAGCTGTAGAGAGCAACATGTATCGCGGTGTCGGTGATAAAGCCGGCGTGATGATGGTAATGCTCGCAGCGCGGGAACTGGGTATACCTCCCGTTCAGGCATTAAATGGGGGTATCAATCTCATTCAAGGCAAAGTCGAGATCTCCGCGCGCATGATGTCCGCAATGATCCGGCGTGCCGGGCATTCTATGCAGATTGTCGAGTCCACGGATACTAATTGCACACTAAAGGGAACGCGCCGTGATAATGGAGATACAGCCACTATCAGCTATAGCATCGCAGACGCACAGAAAGCCGGTCTGGTGAAGGTTGGAGGTTCTTGGCATAAGATCCCTAAGGATATGCTATTTGCGCGCTGTATGAGCCGTTTAGCGCGTCAGCTGTTCAGCGATGTTATCGGGATCGGCTATGTAGAGGGTGAGATTAAGGAAGCTATTAAAAAGCAGGAGTCTTACGACTCCAATGCGGAATTACAAACCCTCCAGCAGCCGGCAATCCCCATCAACATTCTATTAGGGGATCTTCAGGAAATGGTTGAAGATGCTGATAAAGAACTGATTGTGAAGTATGCGCGCACTGTGCAAGAACATTTTGGCTGGACAGAGGAGCATACACTTTTGGAATTTCTTCTTGATAAAGATCATACGCTAAGGAAGTTTGAGGCATGGAAATTGAAGCAATAAAACAGTGCACGATTTGTCGTAAAACCGTGAAAGAGAGACATCCATATGATCATAACGCCTGTGTTCCTTGTGGTGAAAAGTATTTTAAAAGCATTAAGCCTGCTCTTACTCTTGATATGGAAGGTTTGACGCCTAAACAGAAGTCGGAAGTAATCCGTGAATGTATTAAAGATCATATGCATAAAGAGAATATGTACCGAGCATTTACACAGGATGCAAAAGCATCCTGTTATAGAGGGTACTTAGAACATACCGCTGTTAAGAAGGGTTTTTCTTAAGAGATTGAAACACTTCAGAAATTGCATCTAAGGATGCATTTCTTAAGTCATGGTCTTTCACATACTCGTCACCGAAGTGCGCACTCACTTGATTGATCGCATTTAATAGCGATGCGATGTGCGATAAGCCTAATTCATCTTTTAGTGAGCCAAATAATTTATCAAACATAGGTTTCTCCATTTGTTTTTTTTCTGCAAAGCACTCGGATGAGCGCCACAATTTACTCTTAGCATATTCAAATAGACTCATTTCTTCTTCCCTCCGCGTGCCTCGCTGTATGCGATCGCGACGGCTTGACGTTGAGGCTTTCCGGCTTTCATTTCTCTCTTTACATTCTGACCAAAACCTTTCTCAGTCTTAGCAGCTTTACCTTTGACTAATGGCATTATTTCTTCCCTCCGTAGTTGTGCTTTCCGGCTTTCTTTGTGATTGCAAAGCCTTCTTTCTCTGTGTCAGGAATATCCTGCTTCTTAGGGTTTTGTACCTTCATGTCTTTAGGCGAGGGTTTTGGGCCTTTCTCTGATTTTTTCATATTAAACTTTTGGTAATGGGATTGAAATCTGCGGCGAGACAGTAGGTGTTTCTGTCTGTGTGTCTTGAATAGTGTCTGTAGCAGTGCCTTGAGTATGCGCCATCGACACATTGTAAGTACAACTTGCCATTAATGCGATGAATGCTAATAGTATACAGTTTCTCATAACTCCCTGAGGTAACATGTTAAAATTATTGTTTGTCGTTTCTGTATTGTTTTCATCTAGCAATTTATTTGCAAGCAATGTTGTCTACTGGCTTGAAGAGGCTTGTGTTTATTATGGAAAAGATGACCATTACCATCTATGGGACGGATATCATGACTATCGCATAGAGTATATGTCGCACGATATAAATAATTGTGAATGTTTGTCTACATTGCGATAATGTATCAAATATTTTTTAACCATTAAATGCAAGATATTGAGCAGTAAATCGAACGTCATATGCTCCGCTTCCACCTATTTGAGAATTTAAAAGCAGGTTGGATGTGCTGTTATTGTAAATGAATTGAATAGTGTTACCAGGTGTGGTGAAACGCGTGTCTCCAGTATTAACATAACAAGGCCAAATTTGATTAAAGCCACTTGGATTGACTAATATTCCAACGCCACACGGAGTAAATGAGTTGATTCCCGGATAAGGAGTAGATAAGTTTGTTGTGACACTCCCTGCACCTGCATTTGCATTCCCTGTATAATTCATTAACACATAGACCATTCCAGTTAAATCTATTTTATAAATATATGTCCTATTTGAAGCATTACTTGGAGCAGTTCCTCCATTTGGTAAAAAGAATGAATTAGCCACCGCATTCATGACACCTTGAGGCATAGTAAAATATATTCCTTGTTGGAAAAGTCCTATACCATCAGTATTTCCTAAAGTTTGGATAGCCCAATCATTTGTAGACGCATTTCCTGTTTGCATACGGAAAGATCCTACAAGTACGCATGGATTACCGGCATAATTGGCTACTGTCGGTGCAGTTGGTGTACCAGTATTGATATCTAATAAGAAGAAGCTGTTCGGCGCTTGAGAGACGATGGAAGCTGATGTGTTGATTAATCCACTTGAAGGTGCACTCGTACAAGTTGGATTTAAACTGATTCCAAACGCCGGAGCACTTGCAGGCGTAGAATTTAAAATCGCATAAAGAAAGAAAGGTCTATCTTGATTCCAATTATTTCCTGTGTATTGATATGGATACCATCCCGCG